CCAGAGGATTTTGTTATAAATGAATTCACTCTAGCAAAAGCCCATTGTTGCTGTGTAGTACCTGGTCGGTGTCCACCTCTCCATGCAGCCATGCCTCTATCATATACTTTTTTTAGAATACCATATGGCATTCCAGATTTTTCAGCCTTGTTTTTTAGACCTTCGATTTGTTCATAAACCGCTTTTGCTGGATGGTCTTCGTTTTTCATCTTAGACAATTTATCTCCAATCTCATGGGCTTTCTTAATAGTTTTTTTATCAAGAGGTGGCTCATCATTATATTTCTTTTTAGCAGTTGCCATGCCAATTGCATACGCTTTATCTTTTGCCATCTCATCCATCTTTTTGCCTCTGACTTCAACATTGATTTGAATATACTCGTCTTCACTTTCAACATCAACAAGAATATCTTTCTCATCAATACCTTTATCTTTTAAATATTTTTTTATACTTTTTACATCTTGTTCAGCTTCGTAGTCTTGTGATGGTTCATACTCTTTTGTCATGTTCACACCACCTTGACCGTCATCTTCGACATCTATCATGCCGTCTGTGACCATATTCTCTAAATCTTTTTGTGCTTCAAATGTATCTAAGGCAGGTTTAGGTTCTGCTTTAGGTTCATCTTTTTTAGGTTCGTCTTTTGATTTATCTGACTTAGGTTCTTTAATTGGTTTCTCATCTTTATCAACAGCAGTTAAATTACCACCAATAGACTTATGAGTTACTTTACCATCTTTACCATATCTACCAAACTTCATGTATGTTAAACCCATACTTTTTGCTTTATCAGAAGCGTCTGATTCATCTAGGTTTAAACTCTCTCTAATTCTATCTTTAAATTTTGCGACTAACTCTTTTTTATTTTGTTTTTCTTTTTCTTCAGCGTCATCTTTAGCAGCTGCGTCTTTAGCCATCTTATCTTTCAGATGTTTGTATGCAATACCAACTTGTAATAATGGTTCACCTGTTTCAGGATTTACATTTTTTTGTGCTGTTTGTTTTAAATTTTTTGCTTTATCTGTTTCTGCTTTTTGTTTTAGTTGAGCAATTTCATTTTCTTTTTGTTTTAATTCGTTTGCAAGTTTATTAGGGTCATCTTCTTCTTTTATAGTTTCTTCAGGTACACAATTTGGCACTTGTTTACCACCTTTGTTTTTCATACCTACTTGTTTGTAACCTGTCCAACAAGCCTCTGTAACTGGATTATAAAAGTCTTCATCAGCGCTTTCATCTATTGTGTAACTCTCTGCTCTGATAGAAGCCTTATAAAAGTTTTTAAGGTCAGTAGCATACTTGTTAAGGTCTGCACCTTTACCATCAACTTTCATTTGTAAACCTTTGGCATTAATAGTAAAACCATGTTTTGCTAAATCAGTTGAAGCCTTTTTCATATCTTCCATGTCTTTAAATGTAACTGTCATCTTTTTAAATTCATGTAGTTCTTCTTCACCTAAAATACTCTTAACAGTTTTTACATCTAGTTTCATTAACTTAGCAATCTCAGCCGCTGACTTACCATCTTTTTGCATTTGGTCAATCTGTGACATTTTGCCTTCGTCTAAAGATAATCTAAACTCTTCAGCTTTTAAACCATTACCTTGAGCAGCTAACTGCATGTCTAAAATTTTTCTCATGTTACCAGATAGTTTTAATTTAGGACCACTACTGTCAACTTTTAGACCATGTTGTTTTGCTAAAGAAATCATATTTGCTTTCTCTTTGTCATCTCTAAAACCTGAGATGTGGCCAACGCCTTCAGCAAATAGTTCTTCTTCTAATTCTTCTTTTCTAATTTTGTTTAATTGGTCTGCTTTGTAACCATGTTTTGTCATCAATCTAGTCATAGCCATTGTAGATACAAATGGTATGTTACCACCATATAATTTTTCTAAAGCATTTTTATTACTATCAAATTTTGTAAATAACTGACCTAATTTATTTGCATTTGTGACAGAGATAGTTTTACCTCTCATTGGCTCATATTCTTTTTTAAGAACAGCTATCTGTGCGTCACTAAAACTTTCGTCTAGTGTTTCAATTAATTTAGATAGTTGATTAATATTTGCATGTTTGATTGCTAATTGTGTAGGAATATCCATCTTCTTAATCATATCTTTGACAGATGGTGTTACATCTTTAGCCGTCTTTGTTCTCCACAATTGCTTGATGTTAGCAATTTGTGTATCATTTAATTTTGATTTTAAATAATCGTTTTCGTTTATTTGTACCTGAGCGTAAGCCTCGGACATTGTTTGTCTATATCTACTCATTAGTTATCTACCTTTGCTACCGCTCTCCATTGATAACATGACCAATATCGTGCTTTAGTTTTAGGACCTGGATTATCACAATTGTGCCTTGCTCTAAAAGATTTTCTTCTAGCCGGGTCATCTCTTTTTATACTTAAACCTGTAGTATCGCCAAACGAAACTTTGATTACTTTACCAGCTTCGTTCTTAACATAGACATAAAATTTCTTACTGCCACCACGAATTGGGTCATTTAATTTGACCTTTTTGCCTTGATATTCGGCCTCTTGTATGCCTTCCATCTCATGCTCAAATATACACTCTTCACAAGATTTGTCTATGTTTTCGTACTCTTTAAATGTTTTCATATCTATATTTATAAGGTTTCTGGTTTGTATAGGTAATTTATATCCGACCTAGTCACCGTGTTCTCTGCGTCCTCTATTGTTTCTACCAAAGGTTCGCCTGCTAAATTAAATGATGTATTAAATAATATAGGCACACCTGTTTTTTTGTAAAATTCTTCAATCAAATCATAAAAATGTTTATTCTGTTCTCTTGTAACAGTTTGTATTCTGCATGTGCCATCAGCATGTATTATACCAGGCACCTCATCTTTTGCCTTTTGTTTTGCTGGTATAGCAAATGACATATAAGGACTTTCCTTAATTGTCGCCATCTCAAAATAATCGTTTGCATATTCTAACATAATTGTGCCTGCAAAAGGTCTATACCACTCTCTCTTTTTAACCTTATTCACAATATCTTTTGCACTTGGATTTCTAGGGTCAAATAAAATTGACCTATTACCTAATGCTCTAGGACCCCATTCACTTTGACCTTGAAAGATTGCAACAATATTGCCCTCAATGATATGTTTTACAACTTCACTTTTTGTCATTTAATAATAAAGCAGCTCCAATTGCTGTTCCTCCATCATGTGCTACGGGGTCTATAAAAAAATTCTTTTCAGGAAACTCTTTAACATACTCATAATTGTTTACACAATTTAAAGCATAACCACCACTTAACACCACATTATTACAATCTGAATAGTCAAATGCTTTTTTTAATAATTCTATAGTATATTCTTTACTTAGTTTTTGTAAGTCAGCAGGCTTCTTTTCATATGCAGCCATTCCCATAATTTTACCTGCGTCACCTATTGTTGACATTCCATACTCAGCACATAAATCCTCAAATAACATACCCATAGATTTTTTATCTGATAGGTACACATCTGTATTATCTAATTTAAATGTCTTATCTTTATGACCCTCATAGGGAAAAGTATCGCAAGTAGCATGTAGGTAAACTCTTTTATATTCGTTGTTATCATAAGTGTAAATACTTTCCACCTCTTGATATGTTGGAAATAATTGAGAACCTCCACCATCCATGACAACAATAATACATTTTTTAAAACCTGAAAAATGCCTAGCACAAACAGCATGATGTAAATGATGATTCTCAGGATTAAAATATACCTTATTTGAACCTATTTGTTCGGCAATCTTTTTTGCAATAGTTAAATCACCTAATTTATGTGTGCCTAATAAATCTTGACCTCTACTATCAAAAGATGTAACACAAATATTATCAGGTTTTTCAGTTACATGTTTTTCTATACTTTTAAAATGACAATTATCTATTAAAGGTATATAATTTTTGTTTTTATTAAATCGGTCTTCTTCATAGTAAAAATCTATTTGACCATCTGTAACTTGACAAATAGAAGCATTATGAGATATGTTAATCCCTAGTGTTCTCATTTGTCACTTTGTCCATCATTTTATTAACTACTTCTTTAAGTTTATTTTCCCAAAGTTCTTTATACTTTTCTTTATACTTTATTACTGTAGCAGGGTTTTCAGACCATTCTTTAACATCATCTTTTGAGACCTTTTCTTTTTCTCTATCTAAGAAACCTTTTACTTTCTTAATAGGGTTTTCCTGGCCAGGTGTCATATCAATTGTGTGTTTTGTGTACTCAGGTGTACCAATCTCATATACTTCGCCATACATTTGTTTGTATTTCTTAGTATGAATACTTGGTTTAGTTTTAGCACCCTTATCACCTGGTGCTGGTCTATTATCATTCTTTGTAGTATCTCTATTCTTAAAGTGGTCTGCTCTTTTGTCTTTAGTATCTTTCTTTAAATCTTTGTAATACTTCTTAGGTTGTGTACCTTTTTTACTTTTCACATCTTTATCCTGAGGTTGAGCATCCATGTCTTCTTGTACCTCAGATACAGCTTCAAAACCATAATCAACATTTAAGTTATGTTCTCTCATCTCTGCCTCTCTATTCGTTGTTGATACAGGAATACAATCCCATATCCATGCTTTGTGCAAATTGTTTTTACTATCTTCTACAACAATGTAATTAGTACCTTTTCTAACAACCTTACCTTGTAGGTCTTCTTTGATATAATCAACTGTATCACCTATATTAAATATCTGTTCTCTGATATAAAGGTCTCTAATTTGTTGTTGTTCAAATTCTTCTAAACTTGGTATTGGCTTCATAGTCTTCATATACATGTAGTTAGCAGCCAAGTTCATGCCTTTTCTAACTTGTTTCATAATACTATCTGCGTCAACACCTCTTGGTAAACCTTTTTTAAAATTGTTTAAGTCACCTTTGGCAGCCGCAGCTCTCATCTTACTAGCACTCATACCTGTGGCACCCTCAGCGTCGGGGTCCCTTTCGCCAGCAGAAACTACTTTAATTGTATCAAAGTCATACATACCGTGTCTTGATGAAACACCGTTATACTTCTTTAATATAGTTTCAAATTCTCTTACTCTATCTGAACCTGCAACCATAGTTACATCTGTATAACCTTTTTTATATAATACAGTTGCAATATCAAGTACCATATTTGTCTGATTGATTTCAATGTTTCTTGCATGAGAAGGAAACATCTTTTTCATAATCGCCAGTTTATCTCTAGGAGATAATGGATTCTTTTTAGGGTCATTACTTCTACTTAAAAATATTTTGTAATCATTTGTAGGTAGTGACTTGACTTTGTTAATTAGTTTTTCGTGGCCAATTGTAGGTGGATTAAATCTACCAAAAGCAAATGCAATAGATTTACCTTTTGCCTCATGCATTTCTAAATCATCTATTTCTTTATCAGTAACTTTGCCGTCTTCTAATACTTTCTTACATTTTTTATAAAACTTTAAGTAATGATATTTTTCTAACATCTTATATACAACATTTTTAGGTAATCTATTTTTTACACCATATTTTCTTATCTCATCTGGTGACATATCTTTATCAAACGCAGCTCTTCTATCTGCGTCAACACCATCACCAATTTTAATAATGTCTTCTAGGTTTTGTTCAATCTCTTCCAGTTTTTCATTAATTAATTCTTGTAAGTCAAGAACATCATCTGGTGATAGTTCTTCTAATTCTCTGTAATCAATAATATCTCTTTTAAGTTCACCTTTTACAACATCTATTTCTTGTACTTTTCTTTCAAAGTCTTTTAGATACATAGATTTGTCAAAGGTAAAATCATCAGGTCTTTTAATAAACTTATTATCTTCGATATCAAATACAGCGTCTGCTTTTCTTTCTTGGTCGTTGTATGTTTTCATATCGGTAATAAAGTAATAGTTAATAGGGTGTTTAGTACCAGGTATTAACTTACCTTGAATATTATCTGGATTAGAAGCAGACAAATACTTTTTGGATAATCTTGTTCTTTCTTCTTCTCTTTTTTCTGTAGGTACATCAAACAATACATTTAAATCTAAGTCTGCGTCTTCTCTATATCTTTTTGTTAAGATAGAACCAATAAGACCTACTTTTACCACAGGATATTCTTCTTCAAACATTTCAATCTGTTTATCAATCAATGCTTTCACACTTGATTTGATTTTAGGATTGTTAGTATCAGCGTCATCAAACACACCTTTAGCATATGTTCTTCTAGGAATATCAATAATACTTTCTTTAAATGTTTTTCTTGGTGTTTTCATGTCAACATTTTTATAAATTTCTTTTGCTAACTTTACACCTGATTCATGGTCTGACGGATAATGCCAACCAGCTGCAACTCTACCCATACCACATTGGTCAGCAGCTTTAATTAATCCTTCTTTATGTTCAGGATACATCTCAGAATAATACTCTGCAATTAATCTCGATTGTAAACTATGTCCTGACGGATATGCCGGTGATTTCATACTATCACTATTCAATGGCATATGATTAAAATCCAATTTCATGGCTTCTGCCAACTGATACGGTCTAGGTCTTTCAAATTTATTTTTATAATGTCTTACAATACTAGAGCCTATGTCTGCAAGTTTGTCAACATCAGATTCTTTAAAATCTAATTTGTTTTCTTTTAAATATTCTTTAATTGCAAAACCAACTTCATTGTCATGGTCTTCTACACTTTTTTCTATTTCAGGCGTTCTATTTTTAAAGATTTTTTGCATTTCTTTTAGTTCATCATAAGTAGCATTACTACCATTTGATGATGGTTTTGCAATAGACAATGCTTTATAGTCACCTTTATAATTTTTTACAGGCTTCTCTTCTATCTTAGCATGTTTTATACCGTCAATGTCTATAAAGTCTTTAAATTTCATCTTCTTTTTAATCTTCTCTCTGTCGCCATCCATCTTTTTGCTGTGTATGACTTAATTTTATTACCAAGCAATCGTCTAACTGCCTGACTACATTTATTAATTACTATTGTAGTAAGTTCTTTGTCATCTTTACTGTTATCAATAATAATCATATTACTCATACCAAAAGTATTTTGAAACTTACCTATATTTGATTGTACTTGTTCCCAAGATTTTCTAGTAATATATTCTGGTACACTTCTAGCTCTTTGTTTGTTTCTTTCTAATGCAACATCTAAACTTGTGTTTACAAATATCATATAACAATCATAACCTAACTGGTCTAATATGGCCTTTTGTGTTTTAATCTTATCGTAATCTCTACCTGTGCCATCAATAATTAAACCCAATCTACCCTTTAGTGAAAGGTCTAATTGTTTATCTGTAATACCCTTTGCTCTTGCTCTTAATATATCTCTAGCTTCTGCCTCATCTTCAGGCATTTTTAAAGATAAACCATTTTTTCTTAACGCACTTTCAAAAGCATTATCTGAATTAATTGGTTTTAGACCACTACCACCAAATGCATTTCTAGTTACAAATGTTTTACCTGAGCCTGGACCACCTGCAAGAAAGAATGCCTTAAAGATATTAGGGTCATATAATCCCTCTTGTAATTCTTGAAATCTTATGTCGTCAAATTTCTTCATGTTACTTTCTTTATAATTTCTTTTGTTATTAATTCTGGTGTACTGCCCTCTGCTTTAATATTTATTATCTCGTCTTTGTAATAAGATAATAAAGGAGCTGTTTCTCTATGATACACTTTAATTCTATTCTTTATAATCTCTGGTTTATCATCTGCTCTACCTCTGGCTGTTAGTCTTTTAATGACCTCTTCCTCTGATACTACAAGATTAATAACATAATCATATTCAATTCCTTTATCTTCCATTGCTTTTGCTTGCTCTGTATTTCTAGGGAAACCATCAAACACATAACCTTTCATGGCGTCTGGTTGTTTCATTCTTTCTTTTACTGCGTCTATGACTATGGGTGTTGGTGCAAATTCACCTTTTGATAGTAGTTCTCTAACTTTTTTACCATCTGGCGTATTCTTTTTTGATAATGCTCTCATCATATCACCTGTGTATATGTGAGCAATACCTAATTCTTTCTTTAATAATTCTGAGTATGTTGATTTACCAGAACCAGGACCACCTATCATAATAATTTTAGGACCATTGATTGCTTCAAAGAAATATTGTTTAAATGATTTCATTTATTCTTTCTATATCCTGTACCTGTTTCTCTATTAGACCATCTTTTTTGCCAACCATATTGACTCATTCTAACTCCAATACTTTCAATAATACTATAATACAAATCTAATAAACCTATAAGTTTCTTTTTAATTAAATCAATTGTATCTGGTAATGTTCTCATTAATTCCACCCTTTCGGCATTGTAAAGTTTTGTCTGCTAAATTCTAATCTATCTACAAGTTTAATTGCACCTGCAACTTTATCAACTGCAACATATCCCTCTGGTGCTGTTACTCTGTAACCTGTTGATGTTCTAATAAAGTTACCTATACTTTGTACTTGACTCATCTTTTGTAGTAAAGTATTTTTTGCTACACCTAAAGTAATGTGTGAAGCAATTGCAAAGTATAATGCTTGTTTGTTTCTATCAATAAATCTTAAATTTTCTT